GGTTTCTCTTTCTTTTCCTTCGGCTCCTTTTCTGGTTTCTCTTTCTTTTCCTTCGGCTCCTTTTCTGGTTTCTCTTTCTTTTCCTTCGGCTCCTTTTCTGGTTTCTCTTTCTTTTCCTTGGGAGCTTTCTTGGCTTCCTTTTCGGCTTCTTTGGCTGGCTTTTGAGCTTCCTTTTCAGCTTCCTTGGCTAGCTTTTGAGCTTCCTTTTCGGCTTCTTTTTCTTCGTTGGTTTTCTTGGGTTTCTTTTCTTTTGGTTCCTTTGGTTCATTGGGCTTCTTGTCGGCTTCCTTGGCTAGCTTTTGAGCTTCCTTTTCGGCTTCCTTGGCCTTCTTTTCGGCTTCTTTGGCTTCCTTTTCGGCTTGTTTCTGAGCTTCTTTGGCTAGCTTTTGAGCTTCCTTTTCAGCTTCTTTGGCCTTCTTTTCGGCTTCTTTGGCTTCGTCGGTTTTCTTTTCCTTTGGTTCCTTGGGCTTCTTGGGTTCCTTGTCGGCTTCTTTCTGCACTTCGACCAGTTTCTCTGCTACATGTTGTAAAGTTTCCAGAGTGCTTACCTCTTCTTCTTGCGAAGATTCGACAAATTGTTTTTTTATGTTTTTTTTAGGTCGGCCAGATTTCTTCTTCTCGAGCAGAAATGGATTGGTATCCATCCATTCTTGCAAATATTCTTTCAATGAATCCATCTCCGACAAAGTCCCTAACTCTTCCAACCCACCTTCTTCTCCTTTTTTGGAGAGAAACACCTTGTTTCCTCTGAAAAAGTATTCCATCCAATCGAGCATGTATTCCTCGATGTTCTTGGAAACTTCAGATTCGATCGTTTTGATGATTTTAGCCATTTTACTTTCAGTATCACACACAAATGTTGCATTCACTTTTGAAATTTTATTTTTTCAATTTTTTTCAATTTTCATATTTTTTTTTTTAACTTAAAAATATTATAAAATATACAGTAATAGTATGGATGATATGAGTAGTTCTATTAAGGTGAAGGCTACTATTACAACAACTAAAGATGGTAAGTTTACTATTGAAGACATGGTATTGGATAATATTGCTTCACCTAACTTACCTAAAATTATTTATTTGAAATATGTTAATGGTACGGCTCTAGGTGCTCCTATAGATAATTATTTAATGCACACAATTGATAGTAGTCCTGCTGCATTTCCTGTTGCAGCATTTCCAGCCAATGGTTCCACTATTGACCCTACTACAGATACACCTAATGAAAATAAAGCTATATTTGCACGCATACAATCTAATGTTCCAGATTTTAAAAATTCGACAAATATATACATAAATAAAGGTCGAGAATTTAAAACGATGTTAACGTATAATAATGCAAATAATCGATGGGATATGTATGGATTTAATGGTGGTGCTGGTGATATACCTTATTACACATATTTAGGTTATATTAATAATACTGGTGAATTGCCCAATTTTATTACTTCTACTAGTGCACAAGGAAAAAATGCTGTTGATGATACTAATTTAACTTTCACTATTCAAGCTTTTGCTTAATTTGCGGTTATTTTATTTTATTTACTTATTTATTATTTTTAATGAGCACACAAATGAAAATTTTAGCTGATGCTACTATTAATAATATAAGTTCATCTTCTTCTTCTTCTTCTTGTGAAGTTTCTATTTCAAATATACAAGAATATTCTAATTTTAGTAAATTGCCTGAATATCTTTATGTTATTGTTGATTACTCCAAAGAAATAGGAACTGCTAGTGATAAAAATGATGCTGCTGCTGAGGCTAAGGCTGTTGATGCTGAGGCTAAGGCTCGTGATGCTGAGGTTGCTTATACTGCTGCCACTACTTCTCTTGCAAGGGCTGAGGCTGATGTTAGTAGGGAACAATTGAGATTTGATAATCAGGAGGCTAAAATTGCCGGACTTCAGCGGGATATTGAAGAAACTCCAAGAAAAGATATAAGTGGTAGGGCTATAAATACTGAGAGAATAAAAAGAAAACAATCAGCTCTTGAGATAGATCAAAAATTTATTGCGTCAATTCGTGATAGTCTTATAAAATATCGTGCTATTGTTGATTCTTTAAAATCTTCTGCTAAGATTGCTGAGACTACTAAAGATGTTGCTAAGACTGCTGCTACTAAGGCTCGTGCTATTGCTGATGCTCTTACAGGAGATACTACTATGGAAAACATTTTAAAAAATTATGATCGAAATCTATCATTCATTACAAATAGTAAAGCTAGAAAAACATATGCATTAGATCTAGAGAAATATATTCCAAGTGATTATAAAAATTTTTATGGAGTATATAAATTAGTAGCTAATTCATATTATGTGAAAGTATATCAAGAAGAAATTACTGGTACACCACCCCAATCAGAAGATTTAAAACTCAATGTATTATTAATGTATAATGGAACCAGTTGGGTTTTTTATATTCAAACACAGAAAACATTCAAAGATTTTGTATATGTTAAAATGTTTTTAAAGAATGATATAGAAAATTATATCACTACAGATTTTTATTATATTGGACAAGATAAAAATGTAAAAAATGCTGGTAGTAATTATAAAATTATTTTCACTACTCAATTGCCTGAGGATATTATTCGTGGTGATTTACCTGAGAATAAGGATTTGGTCGTTGGTGATAAAACCATTCCTGTTGAATATTCTGAAAAACGTTTAGATGCGGATACATCTAAGTTAATTACCACTTAGTTTTTTTTACATTTATTTTTGGACCTTGACCTCTTTTCTTTACATTGTTTGGATCATATTTTTCATCTTCATCATCTGAATGTATATTTTTAGATAATTCCCAGAATTCTTTACTACCTAATTTGAAATCATTATGTGGATCTGCTTTATACCAAAACACTTGATCTTGTAGTTTATTGGATTTAGCATTATTGTTGATTACTAAACATTCATAGTTTTCTGTGCATTGATCCATGACTTGACAAAAAGATTCAAATGTAGGAAACATTCCTGCATAATTTTCATAGATTCTTTTACGATTGGCTATATAAGGTTCTCTTAATATGAATACATAATCTATATTGGTTCTTAATGCTGGAGGAACACCTAAAGGATATTGCATGGTTATGATTAACATAATCTTCCAATGTCTTCCATTCATGAATAATAATCTCATCATTTTATCTTTGGTCCATGTGCTATCATATAAACAATCATCCAATATGACAAAAGCTCTTGGATCTATATTACTTTTTTTATATGTTTCCATTTCTTTTTTTAGTTGTTTCAAGACTTGTCTTTGTCTTTTCAATATATTTTCTATAATGGCTGTATTATATTCATTATGGATGAATAATTTGGGAACTAATTTTCCATAAAAACCGTTTCCTTCTTCTGTACCTGCTACTACTGAACCTATTGGAATATCTTGCTGGTAATATAACAAATCTCTTACTAAATAAGATTTTCCTGTATCTCTTCTACCTATTAATACTACAACTGGACCTTTGGTTTCAGATACTTTAAAACTTATTGTTTTCATATCAAATTTTTTTAGTTCTAATGTCATATTTTATTCTATGAAAAACTCTTATTTAGGAATACGCATTTAGTTTAAATTTACTTTTATTTTATGTAATTACTAATTAATGGATTATATTAAGAGAAAGGACAAAGACATTATAAAGGAATTAGAGAATTCTTCTTTGCAATTAACTAATATACAAAAGTTTTATCCTCTTTATACTGAGTTTTTTCAATTGAACCAAACTAACTTTCAGTCTATTGATTTTAATCATACTTGGAATATTCATCATATTAAATCTATTACCGATGATAATCAGTTTAATGCTATTGTAAAGAATAATCATTTAGAAAGAAATGTAGATGTTTTTTGCAAATATGGCACTTTATTGGATCCTTTTAAGTACATGATTGGTAAGTATAATGTTTCTGATCCTAATCTTTTTTTATTACCCACTTTGGATAATGAGGTTCATCCTAAACTGAGAACTATTCATAATGCTTCTTATGTGGATACTTTCTTTTTATATTTGACTAGCACTTTATTAAATAAACATCATTTTATTCATGGACTTGATTTTTATGGCAACTTTTTAGCTATTAAAAAACAATTGCATTTGGATATTATTGATGATTTTGAGTATATGACGAATTATTCTTTTTTCAAAAAAAATAATAATGTTTTGTATACTATACCTTCTTTTGTTGCTGAAACTAAACCTAGAATTACCATTGGATCCAATCATTCTTCTTTATCTGTTCATGATTTAGATTCTTCTATTTCTATTGATATTGTTGATTCTTCCAATTCACTTATTGAAGAACCTATTTTGAATTCTAATCATTCTTCTCCATCTAGTTCTAATTGTTCTTCTAGAACTTCTTATTCTTCTCATTCTTCTTGTGAGGAAGAGGATGATGATGAAGAGGAAGAATACGAAACCATGACTGAAGATACTTCTGAATGTTTTTCTGAAGAACATTTAGAAGCTATTATTCATGAATTCCCTGTGAATGTTATCTTTATGGAAAAATGTAAAGATACTATGGATAACTTATTTAATCTTAATTCATTAACTGAAGAAGAATGGATTGCTGCATTGTTTCAGGTTATTATGATACTTATTACTTACCAAAAGTGTTTTTATTTTACTCACAATGATTTACATACCAATAATATTATGTTTCAACCTACTGATTTAACACATTTGAGTTATGTTTATAATGGTATCACTTATAAAGTTCCTACTTATGGAAGAATTTTTAAAATTATTGATTTTGGAAGAGCTATTTTTAAAATGAACAATTCTTTGTTGTGTAGTGATAGCTTTGATAAACATGGTGATGCTACTACTCAGTATAACTTTGGACCTTTCTTGAATCCTTCTAAAACTATTATTGAACCTAATTTTAGTTTTGATTTATGTAGATTAGCTTGTTCTATTTTTGATTTTATTTTTGATGACATCTCTGATATTAAGAATTATGAGGAATTATCTCCCTTTAAACAAATTATTGTTGATTGGTGTAAAGATGATAAAGGACATAATATTTTATATAAATCCAACGGAGAAGAACGATATGAAGATTTTAAATTGTATCGAATGATTGCTAAATCTGTTCATCATCATCTACCTCATTCACAATTGAATAGACCTTCCTTTTCTCAGTTTGTTGTTGATTCTATTGATTCTACTTATTCTTTTGATATTGACTCTTTACCTATTATGTTTTCATCATAGATTTTTTAAAAAAGGTAAAATAATAGTTTTCAAAAAATAGATAAAATGGATAAAATATATTTTTTATAAAAACATGGATTCATATATTTTAAAAAAAAAGATAAAATGGATAAAAATAGTTTTTCAAAAAAAGATAAAATGGATAAAAATAGTTTTTCAAAAAATAGATAAAATGGATAAAATATATTTTTTATAAAAACATGGATTCATATATTTTTATAAAAAAAGATAAAATGTATAAAAATAGTTTTTCAAA